ACTGCGCCATCGCTTGCTGGGCCGCCTGCTGCTGAGCAGAGGACTGCTCTTGCTGTTGCTTGATGACCGCTTCGTTTACACCGCCGCCGCCGAAACACATGATCAAACTCCTGTGATGTTTAGACCGGCACCTTTGCCGGATTTGCTAGCGCCGCGGCCAATCCGCAACGCCTTCTTGCCTTCTGCTCCAACCCCATAACGATCTGAGTCGCCAATCTTGGGCGCTTCCGCTGATTTCTCAGGCGGAGGTGGACCCATCATCTGCGACATCCGCATCGCCTGCTCACTTACTGCTATCTGATTATTTGCATCAGCTGTCTTTTGATCCGCCAGCTCTTGATAGGCACGTTGCTGGTCTGCAATTGCAGCTTGTAGCGATTGCTGCGCTTGCATCATTCCGTTATTCATCGTGCTTTGGATTGCAGCACGCTGAGTAGCCAACATCTGGTCATACGCGCCCGTGTTGGGCATGTTGATGACAGCCGGTTGGCTTTTACCGCCCATACACATCAGCCGACTCCTGTTAGCTCGTAGCCAAGGTTGAGCTCCTGCTGGCGCTCGTAGGTATCAATGAGATGCCTAACGACAGAAGCCTGGCCTGCTCGATACCAGACTTCATCACTTGCCATGCCAGGGGTTGGCGAGCGATCTGGATACAGAGCCTCCAAGTGCGTGATCAGGCGCTGATCAATAGGAGGCAGTCCTTTTACCTCGTCAGGCCATTCACGGCCCCTGGGGTAAATCCTTGCCTCTAGGTCGGTGCCTTGCATTAGGCGGCTACAGATGACTCAAGGTTATCGCCGTATCTAATTTCAATCCATTCCGCTGCTAATGCAGTTGCTTCTTTGAGAGTTAGGCCGGAGCGGGTCCAACGGTATGGATTACGTCCAACTTGCACGCTGTAAGTGCCCCGGCGTTTATCTAGCCACACACCACGAGGCAGATCGCCGCACGGCTTCTGCGCCCTGCCGACGTTTCTGGCCTGAGACAGCAGCCGCAGGTTGGCCCAGCGGTTATCCGCCTTATCACCGTTGATGTGATCAATCACCTTGTCCTCCGGCGGCCATTCGCCGGTCTGCATCTTCCAGATCACCCGATGCTCTAGGAAGTTTTCGCCAGCAACCCGGACTTGCCGATAGCCCTGATTATGCGCAGCCCCAGCTCGCTGCCCCTTCGCCACGCGGCCACGAGAAACCTTCCAGGTCAAGACGCCCTCTTCAGGGTCGTAAATGAGGACATCGTTGAAAGCGGTCAAGCAAAACGTCTAGCCTGAAACCGCAATTTAACCCTTCTGCTTGTGATTCAAGCTAGTAAGGGCACAGGGTCTTACGAGTCTCATGAGCAATTCGCTGGACAAGCTTTCTGAAATGCATGACCTGCTGATCGAGCAGGTGCTTGAGGATCTCCAGAACGGAGACAGGAAAGCCAGAGCCGAGGCGATGCAGCTACTAAAACAGTCAAATATCACCGCCACTGCTGGCGAGGGCACGATGCTTAGCAAGCTGGCCGGCAAGTTGGACTTCTCCTCAATGGGCGACAGAGTTGTTGCCCTCAAGAAGCCCGTCAGCCCGAACCCACCGACAGCCGCCTGACGCCACCATGAACGGGCCCTGATGACTGCGGGGCCCTCCAGCCAAGCGCTAGGCAATCAATATCTGCTTCTGTGCCCTGCAACCAGCTAGCAACTGCTTCAGCCCGCAACGCATCCGCCCGACTGTTCTGTTGATTTACTTGGTCCTGGGCCGCGGCTTCAACGAAGAATCCGGCTGCAATAGCCATTGCATCAATACGGTCATCAAATGAAAGGCAGCCTTTCTCCTCAGAAAGCCTGGAGCACTGCCAGAACAACGATCTGGAATAACCATGTTCGGGATCCTCATCAAGCATGCGGTAGTCCTGTTTGATCACACGGCTAGTGACGACAACACGGTGCTGCTGGATCAGCGGTGCAAGCGTGTCGCACAGCCTGACCTCTTTACGGATTGAGTGCTTGACCTCCTCAATCGTGACTGGGTGCTCCCTGAGCATGTGCGGCTTGAGCAGGGCGGTGAACATGCCATCGCCCATGTTTGCTTCAGCCACGACGTAGTTCACGTCCCATTTCTTAGCGACCGAGGCAAGATGCCTGAGCACTTCATCCGCATAGCCCAGGGTCGATCCACCCGATTCCAGAACAAAGAAATTTCCATTGAGCTCAGCCATGACGCACCATGCGAGTTCGTCGCGCCCGCGGCCAGCAGGGTCAATCGCCAAGACGCAGCGCCATGCCTCATCTTTGGTGACCCAGCCGTTTTGAAATATTGGCTTGTGGTAGTGATTGTCAGCCCCCATGCCGACACACACCAACTCCTGTAGCCGACAATCCGGCTGGTTTGACCAAACAACGGTTTCAGGTAAAGCAGACCCATCAATATCCATCACGATCAGATCACCCAAGCGAATTGGGAATCGATCCAGTGTCGCCAGCCTTGTATTCAGCTGGAACTGCAAAAGAAAACTACTCTTAGTCATCGAGGCCTGCCTTTGCAGGATGTCCTCATGGCTAAAGCGCTCTGGGTCCGTCGGCTCGTTTACCAGCGATGGATCCGTAAGAACCTCGCTCTCGATATTGGGATCAAGATTGCCGTCATAGCAATCCATCTCCTCTGGATACAAAGCAGGCCAATACCGGCTTTTGTAACCACGTTCACGAACCAAACGCAGATAGATCGACGTCTCGGTGTGAGGAGTTCCGAGGTAGAGGATCTTGCGTGGAAGCAGCTGGCCTTCATCTGGCTTCAGGATCGACTCCATCTCGGTAACGGCGTGAGCGACCCTCTCCTGCTTCAGCTGTGTGATGACATTGGCGAGCGTTTCTATGTCATCCAAGATCGCGCAGGTACAGCGCTGACCCGTGGTCTGACCCATCACGCCCATCGAGCGAACGCTGGGGCTCTGCTCGACCATGCAGGGGCCGACATCAAATGCGACGTTGCTGAACCTGTTCTCAGGCCCAGGAAGTAAGCAGTTCAATATGTCGATCTCTCCCATGCAGCGGAGCATGAACGACGAGAAATCAGTCGCCTTCACGGCAGTGGCCGACACCACCATGATCTTCTCGTTGGGATCCATGCGCAGCCGCCAGAGCGCATAGAACGACGCCAGGATTGATTTACCCAAGCCACGGAACGCAACCGTCAGGCTGCGGTCTGGGCCGTTCTGCATCCAGTCAGCAACAGCGCATTGCTGCTTGGTTGGTTGATCCGCTAAGCCGAGCTCTCTTAGGCAGTACGCCGTGAAATAGACGAACTCATTGAGCGGCTCTGGCAGTGGATGCCAGTCGTGTTTCATTACTCACTAATCAAGAACTCAATCTGCACAGACTGCACGTCTGAGGCGTGAGTTGAGGCAATGCTGCAGGTCACCAGCGCACCAGCAGGGGCGTGGTCCGGTGCCAGGTAACCGATGAAAGGGCCGCCGTTATCACCCCTGAGGCTGCCAGTACCTGTGCGGAGCTCCCAGTTAAACGACACGTCCTTGGGTGGGAATCCCACCGGGTCATCTACCTGGACCAGGCATCCACATAGCTGACTAGGTGTAACGCCAATCGCTTCGCCTTCAACGAGCACATCATCGACATAAGCCTGAAAGTCACCCAGCGTTGGTCGGAATACAGCAATGGTGCTGTTGGATTCAACCGTGACTGCCTGACTGCCTTGGATGTCCTTATCAGTAACGCTGACCAGGCACTTCATCGTTTTACCTAGGTCGTATTCCGTGACAGTAGTGGTGGGCGCCATCTTGGGGGCCTCCCAGACGATCACGTTGGTTTCATCCACCCAGAAGTAATCGAACTGGAAGTTACCGGAACCACCAGTCACTACAGGCTCACTGCAGCTCAGGGTGTAACCAACACAAGGGTCACCTGTCACGGTTGGTGCTGCCACCTCCATGGGAGTGACGACAGGACCAAGCACATTGCTGTTGCTATTCAGCGCGTTGGGCGGTTCTGCTGAATCAGTGGCGCGGCTAGTGGCACGGAAATACCAACCAGCGTCTTCTGCCTTGATGAGATAGCTGTTGCCGCCTACAGCAGTTGACCAACCGCCAGAGCCGGTCTCCGACTTCTTGATGGTGGCAGCAACTGTGACATCCCCCGTTCCGCCAGAGAACGTGCCAGTCGTTGAAGTCAGAGTCTCCCCAACAACTGGCTTTCCGCTAAGGACGGGGGCTATTTCTTTTTTAGTTCGGGCTCCGGCTCGGGTTCAGGCTCCGGCTCTGGCTCTGCAGATGCTTCCGGCGGTAGGCCAGGGATATAGATATCAAGCTTCATGGCATCAGCTCGGGCTTTTGCTTTATCTAGATCGACAACACTCTGCACACCCATTGCTTTGAGTTGCAGGCGCTGCACGTTGGGCAGATAGCCGTAATGAGCCATGCGGCCTCTTGTTGATTCCTACTGCAAGGTTGGCACAAAAAAGCGACACAGACAGGCCATCAAACCTGAGCTGTGCCGCTCACGACAACAACCAAAGGATACAAGAAAACCCCAACCGGGCACATCCGACTGGGGTTCTCAGGTGAGATGAGACCTTGACGGTTCCGGTGCACGGAGGTCAGCCAAGAGTCGCGCAAACGTTCCGGCGCCCGGAGGTCATCTGCGCCCCTTCATCCTACTTACCTTTCTTGCCACCACCACACATTCCTTTACCACCTTTGACCTTGGCCATGTTTGCTTGAGCAATGCGTGCCTGTTCTAGCCAGCCATCACGCTCTCGTTCAAACCATTCCTGAACCAGCCCTGTGTATAAGCCGTTCTTCCTGCCACGGGAGTGATAAAGCACCTCTTGGAACTCGGCTCTCTTCTCGTTTTCTCTCACCCACTCTTTGCCCATAGAAGTCATTCGGGACAAGCTCTCCAGCGCCGACATCATCAAGTCTGGCGGCAATCAACCCGGCATGGAAACCAGCTAGCCAGTCCTCGTCGTAATCCGAACACTTCAACCCCTGATACCCATCCCACCATCCCTTGACCCATCGACCATCTGACTCCTGTAGCCAGTCAAGAGATCTAAGCACTGGCCTTCTCCTCTCGGCAGACACGACGTAGAGCCCAGACGATGCGCTCAGCTTTATGTGCCTGGTTTGAGTTGCGACGGAAGGCTTCTACATCGATGCGTAGGTCAGCAGCCTTTTCCTGCCATCCCTTCCAGCGATCATCGCTAGGGGTGATCTCGGCCAGCAGGCCCTCGAAGTGAGCCAGGTTGTCCCGAGCCTTGCATTCACGCAAAGCCCAATACTCCTCTTCCTCCTGCCACCAGGAGACATCTTGCATTCCGATGCAGTGATCAATATCAGCTGCAGTACAGGGCTCCCACATCAGCCCTCCTCCTTGCGTGCTTCGTAGGTCACAGCAAGGCGCTGAGGGCCCGCTGGCTTCACCACACGGCATTCACCTGCCTGGCCATAGGTACGACGACGCCGAGCCTGAGTCCTGTTGCCAGGACGGCGAGCAGCATCCTCTGCCTCCCTCTTGGCCATGTAGTCGTGAAACCCTTTCTGGTCGGTCTTAAGACCATCAACTAAGCCGTGTCTTGCCCGGTACTCCGCAGCAAGCTCCGCATAGTGACGACGATCATCAGCTGAGTGCTCGTCGTAAATCGCCTTCTGGTAAGCCATAGCTTCGTGCATACGGCGACGCTGAGAATTAGTCGGCTTCTGCCGACCATATAATGGTTGCATCAGATCAATGTGGTGGTCTGGTCACGTCAGAGAGCTGGTAACTCGTCTGACAAACCAATCATATACGGCTCCAGCACCCCTGGGGCCTTTTTTATTGCCAATTCGTTTCAAAGACACTTGACACGTCCTGTATATTGAAGTTCGGCATGAGTGCATGAGTGATTGGGGGGTAGGTCCCCAGATGTTTTCACTCTGTTACCTCGATATATCTAGCCTTTCCTTTCCCCCCATCTCGCTTCGCTGCTTAGGTCGCCTCGGAGCTAAAGCTCCTCGTACGCTCCCCGCACCGCTCAGCTCAATGGGTGGGTATCCACAGGGAACTCCACAGGTAATCGGGCGAATGTGACCTTGTGAGTCCGCAAGTTCCCGTACGGGGGATGGGCGGGTAGTACCGGTGTACTGGGGCCAAAACGGACCTTGCGTATGAGCACCTTCCCCATATACGCAGACGCCCGAGACCCCCCACACGGGGGTGCCCTGCTTCGCGCGGGCGCATTCCGTGTTTGTGTCGTTTTTTTCGGGCAGGCCAGGGGGGGGGGGGGCCGGCCTGCGCCGTCCCGCCAGGCCCGGATGGGGGCTGCGGGGGTGGGGCTGGGGAGGTGGCCAGGGAGGC